CGGTTCTTTAGTGAGTGGAGTCTGCCTTCTAATTGCACCGTAACAGGCAAGATTGATTGGCGTAAAGCACAAGAGATGGTTATGGAAGCCGTTGCGAGAGATGGAGAATCACTTGTATGGCTACGCAGAGGCAAACAGTTTGGCAAGTTCGCCTTTCAATTACAGATACTACCAGCGGATCATTTAGATGAAAACTATTATGGCTCAACAACAGATGGCAATACCATTTTTCAAGGGGTAGAACTAGACCCGTTCGGCAAGCCAGTTGCATATCATATATGGGAACGCAACCCAGCAGATGTAATGCTTATGTCTGTTCAACGAATTAACAAGCGTATTCGCGTTGAAGCATCAGACATTCTACATATCTTCGATCAAGAAAGAGCAGAACAAGTTCGCGGTTATCCGTGGGCAGCAGCAAGTATGGACTTGCTTTATCAAATCACAGAGTACAGAGATGCAGAAGTAGTTTGTGCTCGTACATCAGCAGAGAAACGCTTCTTCTATAAACAGCAAGACAATGTTGGCTTTAGTGGTGAGGACGAGCCAGATGATGCAGGCAATATAACTTTCGAGAGTAATCCAGGTGCATTCGAGATACTTCCGAGAGGGTGGGATGTGCAAGCAGTAGACTTTAAATCACCTAATGCAGATTTAGCATCATTTCAAAAGACAGTATTACGAGGTGTCGCCGCAGGACTTGGTGTTAGTTACAACACACTCGCAAGTGACTTAGAAAGTGTTAACTATTCATCTGCTCGTTTTGGTGGGCTTGAAGACCAAGCACAGTATCGCTCCATGCAGAACTTCTTCATAAACGCCTTTGTAGCGCCTGTTTTCGAGAACTGGCTATCAATGCAGCTACTCACTAACAACTGGGGCTTAAACCTACCTACAACCCGCTTTGATAAGTTCAAACAAGTGAAATACACACCACGATCATGGCAGTCAGTGGACCCTATTAAACAAATTAAAGCAGATGTAGCAGCAGTCACTAACGGCTTGTCAAGTTGGTCTGAAGTAATTCAATCAAGTGGTAGAGACCCTGAAGAAGTTATGTTGCAAATTGCTTCTGACAAAAAGCGAATGAAAGAGTTAGACATTACTCCACTAGATATACAGATTCAAACCGCAACTCTTACCGCAGTTAAACCAGTAGAAGCGCCAGCGCAGACATTAGCGCCATAAAAAGAATAATAAAAGGTAAATAATTATTATGAGTAAACAAACAAAATATTTCAGAAGTGCAACGATCTCAACAGATGATATTGATGTCAACAATAGAACCTGTCGTGTCGTTTTCAGTAGTACCGCACCTGTGCCTCAAAGTTACGGAATGGAAGTTCTGTCACACGATGCAGCAGATGTTGATATGTCGCGTTTAGTAAGTGGGTCGTCACCCGTTTTACTTGAACACAATATGTCAGAACAAATCGGAGTTATCGAAGAAGCAGTTATCGACGGTCAAGTCGGTAGAGCCATACTTAGATTTTCCACAAATCCAAAAGCGTCAGAGATATTTTCTGACATAGTTGCAGGCATCAGACAAAACATTTCAGTTGGCTATTTTATAGGCGACAGAAGTTTAGTAGATGGAACAGTAACACCTCCAGTCTACAAAATTAAGTGGAGTCCTTTCGAAATTTCCGTTGTTTCAGTGCCGGCAGACACAAACGCAGGAGTTGGTCGTAGTTTAGATACCGAAACAGAAGCAGAAGATAAAGATGAAGATGAGTTAAGCGAGATGAATATGAAGTCTTGCAAAACAAAATCAATTGATCCAGACATGGATGAAGATGATGACTCAGCAGATTCTTTAGATGATGAAGATGAAGAAGATGATAAACAAGAACGCTCCATAAATAAAAATAACTATAAGGAGACTAACATGTCTACAGAAACACAAACAACAACTGACTTCGCCGCAGTTGAACGCACTCGTGCAGTTGAAATCAGCGAAATAGCTACAAGACACAATGTTCAAGCACTTGGTAATGAGTTCATTGCTAATGGTAAGACAGCAGCAGAATTCCGTGCAGCCGTATTGGATACATTGGGTGCTCGCGCTCAAACAGTTCAATCGTCAGCAGTTATTGGTCTAACAGCAAAAGAAACTCAAGCATTCAACTTTGGTAAAGCAGTACGCGGTCTGGTATCAGGTGACTGGTCCGATGCTGAATTTGAACGCGAAGCAACTCGTGCAGCCGCTAAAGCCGCTGGCAAGATTGCAGATGGTTCAAGCATTGTATTGCCAATGGAATATATGACTCGTGCAGCTATGACAGTTGGGGGATCAAACAACGGAAATGATTTGGTTGCTACAACTTTGTTACCTGGTTCATTCTTAGATGCATTGTTCAATAAATCAATCGCAGCTAAATTAGGCGTGTCTTATTTGACAGGTTTAGTTGGTAACGTTGAAATCCCTAAGTTCACAAGCAAGGCAGCAGCTTATGAAGTAGCAGAAGGCGTTGACATTACACAATCAAGTCCAGCGACTGGTCGCGTACATTTGGCTCCACGTCAAATCGGTACATTGGTTGAGTACACTCGCTCAATGGCTTTGCAATCCACGCCTTACATTGAAGGTATCTTACGTGCTCATATCATCAACGCTATGAACCAAAAGATTGACCAATTAGTGTTCGACGCGATCCTTGCAGATAGTTCTGTTGCATGGCAGTCACTAGGTACAGATGGTGGAGCTCCTACTTGGGCTAAATTGGTTTCTTCAATTGCAGCTTTAGAGTCAGCTAACGTTCCATTAGACAACGCTAAATGGGCTATCAATCCATTGGTTGCGGCTAAATTGAAAACAACTTTGAAAGATACTAACTATGCTGGTATCTACTTAATGTCTGATGATGCTAAGGTTGCTGGTTACGCTTCTGAATCTTCAAATAACGTCCCACACAACTTAACAAAAGGAACTGGTACTGCATTAGGTGCGGCTGTATTTGGTGATTACTCCTTCGTTAATGTTGGTCAATGGGGTTCATTGGAACTTGCTTTGGATACGAGCCAACGCTTTGCGTCTGGTGGTTACTTGCTACGTGCGATGATCGACTTAGATGTTGCGATCACACGTGATGAAGCATTTAGCGGATTCAAAGATATTGTAGTTGCTTAATTGGTCTAGGGTGGTGTAACAGCCACCCTTAACTAACACATGATAAACGAGACAGCCACTTTTTTCGACTTGAACGATTTCGCAGAGATCGTAACTTGTAATGGGAGAAGAATAAAAGCCATATTCGACAAACTGACGGTATCAAAACAAGAAGGCTTCACAACAGTAGTTGGGCAGCATCCTCAAATAGTTTGTCAAACATCGGAGTTTGATTTATCAGCAGCGGTACAAGGCGACTTGGTTGTAGTTAGAAGAGTAAATTACGAGATAGTGAATATTGAACCAGATGGCACAGGAATATCGACCATCTCATTATACGAGAAGATTGCTTAATGACTACTTTCGCACAACTTAGAAACGGGACTTATGACAAACTATTAGCAGCAGGTTTGGCAGGTGGTAATGTTTATAACAGTAAGGTAACACCAAACTTAATAAACAACTTACCAGCGATAATGGTTCAGAATGATAAAGTGATTGCGAAGAATATTGGTAATGCAACACCAATATTTTCCTTAGATGTCCAGTTGCAAATTATTTGTATCGTGTCGATGTCCGATGCTTGGGCTAATGATACTGACCAGATGGTTACTAATGTCTTATCCACATTGATGACTGATACTGAGTGGTTAGCGTTATGGAACAACATTGAGAATTATCTTGTAGATTATGTAGTGGTAACTGATCAACAACACCCTATTGGGGTGGCAACTATAACGCTCATAGGGCGTTTAATTTAAAAGAATAGGAGAAACATTATGGCGACAGGCGCAACTTCAGGTAAGCTAGTCTTACTTCAATTGGGAACTACAAGCCCAGTGACAATAGCAACAGCAAGAAACAACGGCTTCACAATCAACCACACAATTGTGGACACAACAACCAAGAAAGACAATGGTTGGGGTTCTATACTTGCAGGTGGTGGTATCACTGACTTAACTATCAGTCTTGATGGTGTCTTTGAAAATAATACATACGAAAAAACATTACGCCAGTATGGCATTGATGGTTCAAGTAACTTGTATACGATTGTGACAGGTAACGGAGATACATTCGCAGGTAAGTTTATTATTTCTTCATATGCAGTAGGTGGCGCTTACAACGCCGCAGAAACATTTACTATCTCAATGAAGAATGATGGCGAGATTGTATTCACTCCATCCGTTTAATCAGTATTAAGTAGTAAAGCAATAAACTCAAAAGCCTCTTAATTGGGGCTTTTGTCGTCTTCAAAGCAACTAAACCAATCCAAACCAAGTGAATCAATTGCTATTCTTTTTACCAATTTGTCACCTTTTCTTATAAGTCATTGAAATTGAAAATCTGCCAAGACCTTGTTTTGGTTGACAAAATGACCAATTGAGTGCATAATATACACACTTAAACAACGATAGAAAGGCAGGAAAAGCAGATGAAAACTTCAACTTTAGTATTTGGCTTGTTAGGTGTTGCTTTATTAAGTTTACAAGGTTGCACTTCATTACCAGCAAACATGAAAGA